CGCCTTGATCTAATGATCGTAGGCATAGGGGATAATTGATTTTTAATCAATAGTTACAAAAGCGCAGTTTGTTTGGATTTATTTTTAATAAAGTGTTGCACTATATTCAATTTGTCAGTACAATTAGGTTATTGAATCGAAACACACAAAAAGGCCAACATTATGTACACACCAAATATTACTAAAAACTCAGATGGTAGCTTCTACGCTCTAGTTGTTCGGGTTGATTACGATGGGGAGCGCCAGGTTGTTCATGGTTTTAGCCGCCATTTCAAAACTGAAAAAGGCGCTTTAAAATCTGTAAACGCTTTCATCACAAAACTAAACGCTTAATAACAATAACGGGGCTTCGGCCCCACCGACCAAGCGGCACTTGGAGCAAGGAGCAACACATGACTAACACTAAAGAATGTAACAAATGTGGCGGTGATGGAAAGTTGTTTAACTTTTCACACATCAAAAAAGGTGTTTGTTTTTCATGTAATGGTACAGGCATTAAGCATAAGGTTAAGCGTACCAAAATCTATAGAGATATATGGGTAGTTAGATGTGAAGGTACAGAGTACCGTTACGGCAACAGGTATGAATTAACTGAGTCTACTGCCATAGAGTTAGCTGAATCAATTTCTGAATTGTTTTTAGATACCCCAGTAGTATTAAAAAGACAAACCTACACTATTAAAACATCAAAAGTATTAGCATAACAATAACGGGGCTACGGCCCCAGGGGAATAAAATGAAAACAATAATTTTAGAAATACCACATCAAAGCCGCCCTGTAGTTTGGAGCGTAAACAATGACCAAGAATTAATCGAAATGGCATCAAATGTCCATGATTTTTGTTATCAAGAGTGGACCATGCAAAACGCTATTGATTGTTTCGGCGACGAAATACCCGATGAATACAATGATATTTTAAAAAAAGATAAAAAGGTTATCGTTGTTGGCTGGTCTGGTCAGACTGAGTGCTACTCTTTAAAAGATGCTAATAACGAAATTGATGCAGCAAAAGAAGCCATTAGCCATGATCTAGCAAATTGTTTTTTCTTAGAATTGAACGAGGCTAAACAATTTGTTGAATCATATAATGGGCACCAATCTGTCGAACTAAGAAAAGCATTTAATGATTTTATAGAGTAATAATAATGAACAAACCACATGGCATGGCCGGCCAGAAAAACGCCACGAAAGACATTACAAAATCTGTCCGGCTGCAAATTCGTTGCACGCCACAAGAAAAACAAAAATGGGAACAAGCCGCGAATGGTAAATCATCATTGGCCGCCTGGGTATCCGATACGTTGAACGCTGCCAGTTAATACCTGGTGGCAAACCCTCCTTTTCTCGACCTCGTTTTCTTTGTTCTTTTCACCGGCGGTGGTGGTGTAGCTAGTGGGCTAGTTTGCTCCGGCTCTACTGCCACCGCGTTTTGTTTAGCCTTGCGCTTTGCAGCCAGGGCGGCCAGCTTCACGTTTAAATTATCCAGAGCTGCATAAGCATACGCCAGGCAATCAAGCGCCTCGTTTCTATCCCTGGTCTTTATAAACTCCATTACCGGGAACCCGCGCCGGTATTTAGTCACCATCTTTTCGGCCGTTAGCTGCTGGAAATATTCGTCGTCAAAGTCTACGCCAAAGTGAATATAACTCTCGCCGCTGGTTAATCTTAACCTGGCATAAATGGTTCGCTTTGCCGTATCCACTCCGACCGTATACATGGGCGTCCTGGTGCGCCCCACGGGCTTTGGCTTTGTGGTTAATGGCTTGCCCATTCCCGCCTGGCCTTTGATTGCAAATACTCGGCGGCTTGCCCTGGGCTTGGTGAATTGATATACGTACTCTGTTAAATATCCGCTATCAATCGCGGCCCCTGCAATCCGATGGCCATCATAAGTTTTCGTTAAAACCTCTTCTAACTCATGCCACACTTTTTGCTGTGTCGGGTCGCCATAAAGCACCACATGGTCCAATATCCAGCACTCCTGGTCCAAACCCCACCCGACAATTGAAACCTCGATGCGGTCCTTTTGAATGTCTGCGCCGGCTGTTAGCAATAACACCTCCGGCGGTATCGCGTCGATCGCGTAATTCTCTTTGCGATCGGACAATAAATGCTCACTTAAACTTTCCCCGGCTTCCTCCCAGGTTTCGCCAAGTGACGTGTTAACCCACGTCTTTAATGTCTCCGGGTTCTTTTTGGCTTCGACAAAATCCTCCGCAACATCTGCAAAGGTTCGCCAGGGCGAATATAATTCGTTTAGATGGAAGCCAGCTATTTTTCCTCCTGGTAGTTCTGCAATCCACTTGCCGTTTCTAACCATTTTGGGCTTGTGCTTATCCTCAATAACACCGCCGCACTCTGTACACACCATCACGGCTTCGCCTGGCTTGCCCTCCGGCCATTGCACGTTGGCCCATTTCAACCTTTGCTCATGCTCACAATGCGGGCACGGTACGTGGTAGTGGCGCCGGTCCGATATACTGAACTCTTGTTCGATTCTGCACGCGCCTTTTAGTGTCGGGGTGCTAGTTAATATTATTTTTCTATTATGAAAAGTTGTTGTTCGCTTTCTAATCAAGTTTACCGGGTCGCCCTCGGTCCCTGCACTTTGCGGGTATCGGCTCACTTCGTCGCAACATACAATTCTTATAGGACGCGACGCCAGGCCGGTGGGTGAATTTGCCCCCGCCATTGTGATATGGCCACCAGGGAATGATTTGTGAAATAGCGTATTGCTCGACGCCCGGCTTTTGTTATCTGCTATAAGCGACTTTAAGCACGGCGTATCTCTCACCATTGGCGCCAAGCGGTCATGGCTCCATGTCTTGGCCATATCCACCGTGGGCTGAATTACCATTATTGGGGCGGGGTCTTGATCTATAAAATACCCCACTATGTTTCCAATGACTTCCGATTTGCCGATTTGGGCCGACGACATAATAACAATCGTTTCTATCCTGGCGTCTGCCACGGTGTCCATAATTTCGCGCTGATACTCGGCCCGGCTTGTACGCCACCGCCCTGGCTCCGCGCTCGACTCTGGCGATAGTCTGCGGTTTTCGTCGGCCCACTGGCTAACCGTTAGCGTTGGCGGCGACTTCCAAATTTTCTGCGATAGCTTCAAGGCTTTTAACGTGTTCTTTAGGTAGTCCGTCATGGTTTAACTCGTCTAATGCTTCGTTAATTAGTGATTTAAAAAAGCGCTCACTCTGTATGTAATTATCCATTCCTATCGACTGCGCTGCGGCCTTGGGTGGAAATGCTAACAACTTTGCCCTGGCGTTTCCGATATGGCCTTGCCAGGTTTCCACCACCAGTTCCATTGGCATCAAAGTTCCTTTTAACTGGGCTAATTCTATTTCTTTATAATCGGCCTGTAATTTCGTCAATCTAGCCTTTTCTGTATTGTAATCTGTGGGCGACGCATTACCGCCCATCTGTCGCTCTTGCAAAAACCTTATATAACCTTGAACCGCTGGCGCTAACTCAAAACGGCCGCGCTCATGCTTGGGGATAATTCCGTCATTAACTAGCTGATAAATACGGCGCTCGGATATTAGTAGTAGTTTTGCTATTGTTCCTATTGGATAGGTCGCTTGCTTGGCATCACTCATGCTCAATCACTTCCATACTTTTATACGCTTCGCCAGTAGCTTCGTTAATGGCTTGCTTGCCTGTGAATTCCTGCCAGCGTTTAATAATTACGTCGCAGTATTTGGGGTCTAGTTCCATTAGTCGTGAGCTTCTGTTGTTTTTCTCGCAAGCAATTAGAGTTGATCCCGATCCTCCAAATAAATCAACTATTAAGTCGTTGGGCTTTGCCCAATTATCAAAAAACCATTCAACTAAAGCCACAGGTTTTTGAGTTGTATGTAGGCGATCCTCACCCTTTTCTTTGTTTTTAAAGCCCCCCCATGTAAGCCAGCACATTCTATTGCGCTCTCTCTTTGACCAACATAATTCAAAATCACCATGAGCGCATTCTGATTGACTTTCTGTTTTCTTATTCCAGACAATAATTCCCCCGCGCCCTAACTTATCTGGATAGTATTGATAGCCCCAAACAAAAACGTCACGAACGTTGTGAAACATTGTCAGTAAAAAAGACGGGTCGAAGTCTGTGTCATCGCCCAAAATCATTGGAGCAAAATTTCTTTTAGTTGATAAGCCTTGGTTTTGAGACTTAACATTATCGTATTTTGCGCCACTGTATCCTATACCGTAAGGTGGATCAGTAAAAACCATATCAGCTTTATTACCATCCATTAGTTTATCCACCGTATCAATGCTCGTGCTGTCACCGCACATTAGCCTATGATTGCCTAGCACCCACACATCACCCTCAACCGTTGTTGGCGTTTCTGGTGGCTCTGGCACGGCATCCTCATCGGTTAATCCATCCTCTAGCTCAGTGACCAAAAGGCCAGCCAATTCGTCGTCACTAAAACCAATTAATGATAAATCAAAATCCATTTCTTTCAATTCGCCAAGCTCAAGGCTTAACAGTTCATCATCCCAACCGGCATTTAGTGCCAGCTTGTTATCTGCAATAACATAGGCGCGGCGCTGCGCTTCACTTAAATGCGCCAACCGAATACATGGTACGGTTTCAATGCTTAATTTACGCGCTGCCATTAACCTTCCGTGGCCTGCAATAATTCCATTGTCACCATCAATCAATATTGGATTTGTAAAACCAAACTCTTTAATGCTGGCGGCGACTTGAGCCACTTGTTCGTCTGAATGTGTACGGCTATTGTTAATAAAAGGTATTAGATCAATAACTTGTAATTGTTCAATTTTCATATTTAATATCTCTGTACTGAAATTAAGTTTTTAAAACTGTAACTAAATAAATGTCGCGCTTCTGAAACACC